CATTCAGTAATTCATATCAGTTTGCAGGATGTTTCATTAAATAAAATAAAGGGTAATGTTCATTTCAATTACCCTTTATAACGAAGTTTCCTCTGGTATCGTCATAAATGCATTCTTCATGTTTTACAATTATTGATGCCGTTATTGGTTCCCGGGTCAGTGGGTGGGGTAAGCCTTCACCAACCAAACGAGAAAATGCAGCGGCATCAAATAAAGTACATACATCTGAACCATCTGAATTCTTCACAAAAATACCTTTTTCAGGCTGCTCCAGTGTAATTGGACATTGAATAGCCTCAAGCGGGCACTGAAGTCTCTCTGGACAAACAGAAAACTTACATTGAGATATTTTGTTCTGAATACTCTCTTGCGATTGTGCTTCACCTGAGTCCGAAAGCATACTTAGCATTCTCTCACCAAGGGCTCGAGGACCACTATTAAATCCCAAAAGCAATAACTCAGAAAGCAATCCGCCATTACCGCCACTGGATGAAAAGCGCCCATTAGTAGAATCATACACAATACTGACAGTTTCACCACCGACTGTAATATCTCCGCGCCCATTGGCTACAATTCGGGCACGAACAACCTCCACCCCAAGATTAAATGAATGTGATCTAATATCTGAGGTTAATGGCATAACAAAGCTCCCTATTTTAATTTGAACTCCAGACTTAAATAGCTGTAACAAACATCCCCCATACGTGACAACAAAAACCAGAGCAGGACTCCGGTTTTTGTGAACCCGTCGGCTATTTCATCCCGCCAATATTTTCCCACCTCCCGTCAGCACGTAGGATTTGCAGCGGTCTTACCATGCACTGTATCTGCTTTTTATCCGCATCCAGTATCACCACCTGTGTGATTACCCTGTCCTGCTCCGGAATAATGCCATTCTCATCTGACTCCAGGATGTCTGCCGGCCCCAGTCGCAGTTGTACTGTAAGCGACTGCCCGTGTTCACAGTCATCATGCTTTCCGCAACCACACAGACGCTCCATAAGCTTTCTCAAAATATTCATGTCATTCTCCTGTTCTGCCTGTATCACTGCCCACTTCATCCAGCCCCTTAACATCCTGCCACGGCCCGTCACCAAACCTGACCTGCAAATGCTGAAAAAAACCCTGAACCCGTGTGGCATCTTTGGGGGCAAGAAAGGTCAGTCCGGTGATGAGTGCGCCATCTGTATCCGGGAACCAGCCATTGCTGTTTGTCTCAATAATGTTTCCCGGCCCCAGACGAAAACGGATTTGTGTCTCCCCCGGGTCGCCCTTCGGTCCCTGAGGTCCGGTCGCCCCCACCGGGCCTGCCGCACCTGTTTCTCCTTTCGGTCCCTGTGGGCCTGCCGGGCCTGCCGCACCGGTATCTCCCTTTGGACCCTGTGGACCTGCATTTCCCGTCAGACCGGTCTCTCCCCGCTCTCCCCTGTCACCTTTCGGCCCCTGCGGGCCTGCCGGACCAGCATCACCTGCCGGTCCCCGTTCGCCGGTTGCCCCGACAGGGCCGGTGTCACCGCGCTCTCCCTTATCACCCTTCGGCCCAGCCGGACCTGCTGGCCCCGTGTCCCCTTTATCTCCTTTCGGACCGGGAACACCACCTCCTGCTGCAGCCTCTTCTGCCTTTGTTTTCGCTTCATTTGCCACATCCATTGCCGCTTTCACCGCTTTCGGGGTGGCAGCCTTCGTTTCATCATCACTGTCCGTTGCGCTGCTTAACTGCACAATTCCCTTCTGTGCCGTCGTTGCATCAGCCACATTTGCAGCGCTGCCTGCCGGACCTGGCTCTCCACGAGGTCCCTGAGGTCCGGTCTCTCCTCGTTCGCCTCTCGGACCTGCAGGACCAGGTTCACCTCGGGGGCCAGTCTCCCCACGCTCACCTCGTGCTCCCATCGGTCCCTGTGGTCCGGCTTCTCCTCGTTCGCCTTTAGGACCTTGCGGGCCTGCAGGACCTCCCGGATCACCTTTCTCGCCTTTTGGCCCCATATCCCCCTGGTCCCCTTTAGGCCCCCGCTCTCCGGTATCCCCCTTCAGGCCTGGTATTCCCTGCGGTCCTCGCTCCCCCTGTTCGCCCTTCTCACCACGCGGACCAGCAGGCCCTACAGCCCCCTGAGCACCAACGTCACCACGCTCACCTTTCGGCCCTGCGGGCCCTTGAGGGCCCACTGGACCTGTTTCGCCTTTAGGACCGACATCCCCCTTCGGACCAGTTTCTCCCTGAGGCCCCCGGGGCCCCCGTGCATTCTCAGCCATACGTCTGGCCTCTTCAGCACTGACAGTGGCAGCCTCTGCCCGCTTAAGGATCTCTCCGGCGCTCTCCTGCGCCAGCCTGGCCTTTTCAGCATGCTGTCTGGCTTTTTCTGCATCAGCTCCGGCGGCTTTTTCAGACTCTCCGGCACGGGTCGAGCTTTCCTCTGCATTCCCCGCTGCTGTGACTGCACGGGTCGCAGCCTCAGTGGCATCAGTCGCTTTTTGTCCGGCTTCAGCCGCCCTGCTGGTTGCCGTCTTTGCACTGTCAGATGCACTCTTCGCACTGGCTGCTGCACTTTCTTTTGACTGTGTGGCCTGAGTGTTTTTTGTCGCCGTGTCTTCATTCAGGCGACGAATAGTGGCAAGGTCATCAGCCACATTATTCTGTATCTGCCGGAAATCTGTCAGCAGTTCTCCGGGTATGCTAACCTCAACAAGACTGCGGCGTAACAGCATATTGAGCGTCACCGTACTTTCGGTCCCCTCAATACGCACACGTCCGTAGACAGCAGTCTTCCCTTTCACCGTCACCGAAACCGCATACTCCCCCGGATCCATCGTCATTCCGTAATATCCACCTTCACGGGTCACTGCCGACGCACTGGTGCCGCTGAGCGCATCCGGTGAAACTGTCAGCGCCGTCAGGGTAATATTTGCTCCTGATATCGCCTCACCATCAGGAGATTTCAGCGTCCCCGAAACAACAACACTCACACTCCACCTCCGTTAAACACTTTTTTACGGGCATACAATGCACTGTCTGCCCCCTGTTTGATCCCAAGTTGCTCAACAAAACTCTGATAATGCTGCGCAGCCAGCCCCGATTCTGCGCCACCGGCAGCATCCTTACTGAAAGCGCGAAACAACATCCACTCCACCAGTGGGTTAACATAAGCCTCTTCCAGTGGAACTGGCGTATCATCGTCCTGCGTCAGAACATACACTGCCTCCGGTATCCGGCTTACCACTGCATCAATACTTATCTCTTTGTCAGGAGCAGGAAACAGCCAGAATACGCGCGGGGACAGGTCGTTGCTGATAAAACATTCAGGAATACCCTTCATTGTGGGCCACTCAGGATACTGCGCATCCAGCACCTCCCGGGATAATGGTCTGACTGCACTACCGTCACTGAGGCATATCACGTCAAGAAGTTGTATTACACCATCGGGCAAAACCTGACGGGCGCCAGGAACACAACTTATTGTTTCCAGGCTTGCGCCAGCATCCGGTCTCGCCAGAATCACTGCCCTCACAGCATCATTGTAATAATCGCACAATTCCTGCAGGGGCCAGCGAACCATCATCGGGTCAACCAGTTGTGTATTCACACGTCCGATGATTTCTGTAATCGTCGTCATCAGAAAAACCTCTGCCTGCGTACAGGGTTGCGGTATGAAGAGTACGGGCTTGTCGCCAGTGTATGACGATATGCCCGACGGATCCCCTCAGAAAACTGCACAGAAAAATACTGTGCGCGTAACGGATCTGACCATGAAACACCAGTCTGCATGAACAACCGCTCAAGTGCCCCCGCAGCCACTTCTTCAGGCCATGTGAGGAGTTCATCCGGTATCTGGCTGCGTCCGGCTTTCGGAGCGACGGCATAAAGCACGCTCACCTCACCGGGAGAACAGGCAAATCGCAGGGAGCGTCCGGAGCTGATATCCACATCCCGACCGACAAAAAGCTCATGATTATCGTCAGAGATACGGATGATATGAACGCACTCCTCATCATCTTTGTCATACGGAAGCACGATTTCTTTTCCTGCTACTGGTACAACAGTAACCTCCCGACGGCACACCAACGACTGGCGGCTGAATGCCACGGCAGCCATTGACAGAGCATCCGTCATCATAATGTTCAGTGGACCGCTGATATGACGACGGACATACGGTAAAAAATCACTCAGTTCCGCCATGCTGTTCAGTCTCCGCAACACGACGGCGAAATGCCTCACGCACCCGGATACGGAATGCCTCAGCCGTTTCTTTCGGGTCTTTGTGAATATCCAGCTCTTCTGCCTCACACAGCGTCGCCAGCCGTGCTGAGGTGAGCTTACTTAAATCCACCTCCTGCCCGTTAACAGAAACAACAAAACTGTTCTCCGCTTCTGCCAGCGCAGCAAGCACTCTTTCCTGCGCCTGCTGTGCCTGCCGCAACTGCTCATTCTGTTGTTGCTTTTTCAGAACATCATCAAGCTCTTCATGACGAACCCAGACATCCGGAAACCCCAGCAGTTGCCAGGCCATCGCGCTGTCAACATGCACCGGCTCAAGACGTGGGAACAGCGTGCGACTTCCGGTAATGGTGTCCTTTTTCACGGGTTTTGGGCCGATATAGACAACGGCAATTTTCTCACTCATATAATTCCCCGGATAAAAAGCCCGCATGACGCGGGCCGGAAGGTTTTAATCAGTATCCCACCACGGTATAACGCAGCAGAACATTCAGGGTGCCGGTTGCAGCGGCAGTCTTAATGGTGACAGTAACCAGCTCCCCGTCACGCTGTGTGGTGTACGGCTCCACTGGCACATATCTGGCAAATTTTGCAGAAACAGCTTCGCTGTTATCGATGAGAGCATGCTCACCGGACTTAATGCTGACGGTTGCAGTACCCAGACCACCCGTTGAAACCAGTTGGAGTGAGTTGATACGGATGCCCACTGGCAGTGAGAGAAGATGAATAACACTGTCCGCTTCCGCAGCATTCACCGTAAATACGCCTTCTGCCACCGACTCATTACCGTGCGTACCCGTATAGACCCGTTCACTCAGTGACGGGGCAAGGATAGTCTTTGCCATAATTAATGACTCCTGAAAAAGCCGGGCGAAAACCCGGCATAGGGAAAGGAAAAAATCAGAGCTTCACTGCTGTATCAACGGCAATCACGCCGTGATCCTGCATCTTGCCGCTCTTCTCGGGGAAACGGATTTTTTTCAGACCGTTGATCCAGCTGATTGCTATCTCAGTACGGTTATCCATATCCGTTTTCTTCTCAACCATGTTGAAGTGACCGCCCGCCTTCTGACCGTAAGCATTTGCCAGCGCCTGAGCCCCCAGTAACATGGCGCGGTCAATATTGGTTGCAGCAGCGACCTCTTTCGTGGTTGCCGTCAGGTTATTCTCTGATACCAGAACCTTTGACCCCTGATAGAAACGGATCGGCATACCCGCATACTTACGAACCAGGATATTGCGCCACATCGCACATTCACCTTTGAACAGCGGATGATTAAAACCTTTTGCACGGTTCACGGCACGAACCATCATCTGGTTCCAGTCCTTACCGGACGTCGAGGTGTACCAGTCATTCCACTGACGCGGCGTGACGTACAGGACGTAATATGGATCTTCTCCGTGAAGTTCATCACCGGACAGACGAACCGGCTGTAACGGATGCGCCATTTCGTCAATGAACAGGGAGAGATTGTCCACCAGGCCAATAGAAAAAATATCTGCCGCTTCAATCTGCTCAAAGCTTGTCGCATCACCGCCAAAAAAGTGACGGTCATGTGTCGGAGGCAGTACATCGTTGATCATGATTTTTTTGAATTCAGGGTGCTCCGCTGTCGGCAGAATAGTGTCGTCAGCAACAAAATCACCACGAGCTCCAGCAAGATGCACTATCGCACACTGGTCCTGCAGGTCATTAAAGTACGTCCCCAGAAGCGTTCTGGCTGAGGATGCCAGGTTAAACTTCGTGCGCTGCTGACTCATACGTCCGCCTGCATCCACCAGGTGACGTCCCTGATTGATTTTCAGGGAGAAGTCAGCATGGCTGAGATCCTCACCACGACCTTCAACACGCTCATCTCCCATCGTCGGACGTTTTGAGAGTTTGTGCATGATGCTGAAGGTCACTTCATCACCGGCCTGTTTGTTAAGGTCTGTGATACGGACAACCGGCGCACCCGCGCTGGTCTGCTTCGTGCTTTTCTTGTCCGGCGAAACCGCTTTTGGCGCTTCCTGCTGTTCAGTGAGGATATTTACCATCGAGCGGTTGCGGTTGGCAGCGGTAAAAAGCGCCACCTGATACAGCTTATTCGCCTGGGCTGATGTTACAGTCGTCATTACTTCAGTTCTCCTTCAGTAAGTTACCCGAGCTTCTCCAGAAGCGCGTCTATTTCAGCATTCGTCATACCGCGCATAATCGCCTCTGCCTCTGAATGAGAAGCGCCAAGTAACCGTTCAAAATTATCACCGGTTCCGACGGAAGCCGTGGTGCCTAAATCTGACGGGGAAGCAGGTACTGCCTGCTCCTGTTCAGCGGTCTTCACTTTCTCTTCCGCCGTTTTCCGGATATCCGTTTTGTCTGCCTTGTTGTCAGCAGACGACTCACTGACTTCACCGAAAGCAACCTGCGTACGACGGGCCACTTCAGCGAAACGTTCAGTGAGCGTTTTGTCTTTCCATGCGGGGTCATTCTGGAGCTTCCCGTCGATGGATACAGCAACCGAGAAGCGATCTGGATCGGACTCCTGCCACGTTTTCAGCACCGGCACGGCATTCATCGCATCAAGAACCGGTGATAAATCCTCACCACCATTACCTTCTGCCTGCTGTGCTGATTGCTGAACACGGGACTGGAGATAGTTATTTTTACGGATGAGCGAAGCCACCGCGTCACCAATTTCCGGATACATCTCCCTGATACGGGCAATCTGCTCATCAGAAATTTTTTCGTTTTCCGGTAACGGTGTGGGCTTCATACCGGCCTGGTGGATCTGAGACGTCAGCAGTTCCACCCTGCGTTTTTCTTCAGCTATCTGCCCACGAAGAAGTGCGGCTTCCTGTTCGGCCCGTTGCTTACCGGAACGTTCAGCCTCAAGGACTTCATAGGGAATGACGTGTTTACCGTCGCGGGTGAGCACCCCCTTCGCTTCCGGCTCCTTCACGTCCTGCGTCTGCTCCACACTGGCATCCGGCGTCGGTGCCACATTGTTATCGCCCGTCTGAGTCTGTGCTTCCTCATCCGCATGTTTTTCCGTGGTATCTTCCGTCACGACGTCCTGTGCGTGACTGTCAATATCCACATCCCCAAGTCCTTCCAGCATTTTTTCCAGTTGTTCCGGGGTTTCTTCACCCGTAAATTCAAAATCCATAAATAACTCCGCATGGTCTGTTTATCGGACAGATCCGAATGGTTGAGTAAATAAGGCTTATCGCTGCCCCCGCGAATAAGCGCACCGCTCCCGGAACGCTTACCTCCGGAAACAAAAAACCCCGTACGATGACGGGGTTCAGTTGAAGCCAGAGTTTTCAGAGCGACATTTCATTCATCCGCTGTTGTAACGTATACAGCATCTGTTGCTGAAGAACGTCCTGCTCCTGTTCCATATTCTGTACGCCGGTAATGATTTCTGCCGTATGTGCCTGGTTAAGCGCATCCACATAACGCTGCCCCTGTGTCAGGGCGACTTCCCGCTGTGCACTGGCATTATCCCGTTGTGCAGCTGCATGTGCCCTGGCGGCGTCAGCTTCCAGTTTTGCCACTCTGCCAGCCATCTCGCGCATCTGGAGTTCTGCCTGTTGTTGCTGAAGTGCCTGTTGTTGTGCCGCTACTTCCTGTTCTTCCGGCGTCATTTCATCCGGTGATTTTGGCGTCCCCAGCGCAGCACGAATACGCTCAACAAACTCCTGTTTCTGCGGCACATCCAGAAGATTAACCCACAGGTCGAGCACAACAGCCTGCACCTGAGGCGGCAGCCCCTGAATAACCTCTGACATTCTCTGTGCAAGCTGTGCCTTAAACGCCGGTGTCTGCTGAACAGGCGCCAGCGCAATATGTGTATTTAACCTTGAAATATCATTGGTCAGTTCACCATTATCACCTTCAGCATTGAGGACAATGGTCTGGCGACGCTGGCGATCATCGCGATTAATCACCACTGCATGATTACGGCGTTTTTTCAGGTCATCGAGAAGATAAGCCAGCAACAGTCTTCCCACCTGCTGGCAGGCAAACTGGTAGTTATCGTTGATTTCCGCAAGGGTTGTGGCCCCCTGCTCCACCAGGTTACTGATAGCCACGCCTGACGTCGCACCTGAATCCTGCCCGAGAAATGCGGAATACACTCCCATGGTATCCTGGATAAGTTTTTCCGATTCCTGCATGACCTGAAACTGCTGGCTGGCAACCTGAAAATCCTGCTCAACCCGAAAAACATCTGCGACACTTTTCTGATTTTTTCGGACCGGATTCAGTTTAATAATGCCATCCGGACGTTCGATCTGCTCCATCAGGTCGTTGTCTGACAACTGGGTGGCATCCTCGTCCATAATCACGCGTTTGGCCTGAAGCAACCAGGTCAGCTTGATACGACGAAAATTCACCTCATCCTGTGCCGGAATGGCGCGGGAAATTAGCCCGTATGGCTCCCCGGTTTTATCCTTTCGGTATCCCCAGAAAGGAACCAGCGGAAACATCCCCTGCGGAGCACTACAGGGGCGATCCACAATAAAGTGTGGCCCGACAAACCAGGCTTCACGAATACGGCTTACCCGCCCGACTTTCACCTGAACCCGCCCGGATGCCACAGCTACCGCCTGCATCAGATTATTTTTATCAAAGGCCACCACCCGTCCATTACTGAGTTCAATCACCGGAAGACGCTCGAATGTACGGTAATAAACCACCTGAAGCAGCACACGACGGCGTTCACGCTGAAGCCATTCGTTCTGCTGTCGATCCCATGACTGATACTCTTCCCATGCACTCATCAACGGACTGGGCTGGCCTTCAGTAACCGTGGTATCGACAAAACCACGCCAGTCATCAATGGCATAATCGATAACCTGAGCCATTCCCGGGAATGTAGCTTTTGCCTCATCGGTATCCATCCAGCGGCGACGCATCAGCCATCGGCAGTCACTTAAATCAGCCTCCCGGCTCAGCCAGTCCCAGAAAACCTCATTCCGGCTGACAGTAGACACCTTAAATTCAGGCCCGAACGGATCGCTGTTTCGTCTGACCTCCACCCAACTGAGGCCCGCCTTGATTTGTTCCGCATAGGCATCAGAGCGGGCTTTATTCATATTGCCAAGGCGGCATGCATCGGCAAATTCAGCATTAATAGCTTCAGCCAGTTTTTCAGTTTCATCATCTGGCTCGTCTGACATCACCACCAGATCAGTCCGTGTTTTGGCCTCCATTCCCAGAACGCCATCGACGGTAGGCGCGATGAGGTTATGGATAGTCATCGGCTGACCGCGATCTTTCAGTACCTGAAGAACTTCCGGTGGCAACTGATCGCCATCGTAATACGCACAGGCCTTGTTTGCGGCATCACGCCATTTAGGCTGGCTGTCAATATCAGAACAAAGCGCCTGTAACTGGCGCTGAGAAAAACGCGGCGTGGCTCCATTGTCGTTTTTCGTCGCCATGGTGTTAGTTTCATTTTTCATCAGTGAGCCATCCAGTGTGTGGTTCTGCGTTTATCCGTTTTCTGTTTTACCCTCACCGGCATTCTGGCGCGCATCTCCTGGGCAATCATGTAGCTCATGAGCTGATCATCAAAGCAGCCTTCCTGTGCATTCATGGAGCCTTTCGCGTCATAAACGTAGGTGTTCATTTCCGATAATGTGCCTGACCAGCGGATCCCTGATATTCCATTATTCAGAAGCGTTTTCATTCCTTCGGTCAGAACAGGTTTGCTCTGACGGGTTGTCAGCCAGCCAAGGCGGGGCGTATCGTCGTCATATGCCTGGTCAAGATGCTGTTCGTTGTAGATATAACGTGTCGGATAGAGTTCCCGGAGTTTCAGGATAACTGCATGTCCGTGATTATTACGCTCCGGCCCCACAAACGCGTTGTTATACATACGACAGACCTGCGAAATGAGATGAGCAAAAAGTTCAGCATCGAGATGCCCGAACCAGTGAGCCACCTGCTCGCCATTACTGCGTTTGACAACATCCAGCGATGAGCGGTCTCCGTGCTCCAGCCCTTCGGCAGTATCTGCCCCACAAACATACTCTTCATCCGGATCCGGCAGTTCCCATACCAGCAGATAATTCATCAGCGTCCGCTGCAACTCGTTTTTATTTCCTTCACGCAGAGACTGAGCTTTAGTCTTCGCTCCTGTAACAGGTTCAATGTCATAAACAATCATCGGTGGCGAACAGAATGATTCTGCCTGCAACGTACTTTCGGCACTGAACACACGTCGTCCGGACGTCAGAAACGCCTCCTGTGGCGTTGAGGGAAACTCCTGCTTCATTTCCTCACGCTGTTCAGTTTCCTTATTGATGTACCACTGCTTCTGTTCATCAGTAAGCGTGATGTTCATTGCCTTCTCAACCGCAGAAAAATACGTCATTTTTTCCCGTGACAGCTTCAGCCCGCTTTCCGGCACTCTGGCGCTGTATTTAGGATCCTGCCACCAGGCGTAAAAATGGAATTTATAATCCTGTGCCGTCAGCAATAAGCCTGATGCAGTGATCTCCTGTGCTCGGTTACTCATCTCGTAAAAATCACCACCCACGCCTTCAGCAGTGGACTCATCAAAAATAATGCATTCATCAGAGACGGCATTAAGCGTACCGGTTCGCAGTTCTTTCGCCTTAGCCGGATATTTCGCGCAAATTTTGCCGTGCTCTGAGATATGCAGGCGCTGCACCGTACCTGAACGGAATGAGGTTGCCACCTGGATACTCGAGCCGTGACCAAACAGGATATAGCCACCGCTGGCACCGCTACGACGTTCAACGATGGTGAATGAGGCTCTCAGCCAGTCAGGGAGATGATCAAACGGTACAGCAATTTTTGTGCGGAAAATTTCACTGGCAGCCTGTTTATCCTGAGCGACGATCCCGCATTTGAGATGCGGAATGAATAATGCCTGGTCGAGAAGATAAATATCAATGGCTGTGGAAAATCCCAGCTGGCGCGCTTTCAGGATAATATTTTTATTGTGCATGCTCCGGAACAACTGGCGCTGCGCCGGTCGCATTCTGAAGGTGACCAGTTCACCTTTTTCGTTCTGTATTTTGTAGAGATGATTGAGCCGCCACCAGGGATTGCTCAGTTTAGTCATGATGAACAGACGTTGTTCAGCCTCGGTCATTTCTGACGGCTCATCACATCGCGGTTCATTCTTCCGGAATGTCATCCAGTCTCCCCGAATTACTCATTTCATGCAGCGATGACACGATGTCACTGACAGGCGTAACAACGCCCCGACGCTGGTTGGTCAGAATATCGGTTTCAGCTCTGAGTTTATCTCTGGCGGCGTTGATTCTTTCCCGGTCAGCACGAAGTTTTGGTGCTGTCTCAGCCAGGACGTCCAGCGTCAGCAATGAGCGTTCAATTGACTCGATACGGGCAATATTCCGGTCAAGGGCCTGTTCAGCTTTGAGTATTTTGTCGTAAAGAGCAACACGGGTTTCCACGTCAGTTGCCTCTTCCAGGTCGGCGAACATCCCTTTAAGTGCCTTAGTTACTGAAAGTGCGCGGGCCCGGGTGAACACCAGTTCATCGAACAGCACCATGTCGGACGCATCATCCATGAGGTTATCTGCCTCAAGATACTTCGCATATCCACGGTGTCTTACGGCGTGGGTGTTTCGCTGAGAAAAAGCGTTTGAAGGTGGTAAAAGTCGGGAACCACGAATCCGTTTCGTTTCTGCCGAATTTGCGCAGTTTTTTTCAGAGTTTTTTGCACATTTTTCATCGCCGGAACCCGCGTCATTGCAGGGTTCTTCATCTGAGATGTCATGATCGATTTCATGATCGGTTTTATGATCAATTTCATGATCGATTTTGCCCATTTTTATACGGGTTCTGGCGGTGTTGTAATTAATCTTTTTCTTCCGGCACCAGTCCAGTAATGTTATTCCCGTTTCGGCATGTTCGCGTCGGAATGCCTGCTCCAGCTTTTTCCAGTCCAGCTTTGCCATGTCACGTTCTGACGTCCTGTGTTAAAAACTGATGCATAATGACCGCTGTGATTTTTCAGATTTCACACAGCAGCACCATATTTGATCGATATTTGCACAATGTGAACCGCCCCGGAAATCCTGGAGACTAAACTCCCTGAGAAAGAGGTAAACAGGATGACTAAAAATACTCGTTTTTCCCCCGAAGTCCGTCAGCGGGCGATTCGTATGGTTCTGGAAAGTCAGGATGAATATGACTCACAGTGGGCGGCAATTTGTTCCATTGCCCCAAAGATTGGCTGTACGCCGGAGACTCTGCGTGTCTGGGTTCGCCAGCATGAGCGGGATACCGGGGGCGGTGATGGTGGGCTCACCAGCGCTGAACGTCAGCGTCTGAAAGAGCTGGAACGTGAAAATCGTGAACTGCGCCGCAGTAACGATATCCTTCGCCAGGCTTCCGCTTATTTTGCGAAGGCGGAGTTCGACCGCCTCTGGAAAAAATGATGCCACTGCTGGATAAGCTGCGTGAGCAGTACGGGGTCGGACCGGTATGCAGCGAACTGCATATTGCCCCGTCAACGTATTACCATTGTCAGCAACAGCGACATCATCCGGATAAACGCAGTGCCCGTGCGCAGCACGACGACTGGCTGAAGAGAGAGATACAGCGCGTATACGATGAAAATCATCAGGTGTACGGTGTGCGTAAAGTCTGGCGTCAGTTGTTACGGGAAGGAATCAGGGTGGCCAGATGTACAGTGGCACGTCTCATGGCGGTTATGGGACTTGCCGGTGTTCTCCGGGGTAAAAAGGTCCGTACGACCATCAGCCGGAAAGCCGTTGCCGCAGGCGACCGCGTAAACCGTCAGTTCGTGGCAGAACGACCTGACCAGCTGTGGGTGGCTGATTTTACTTACGTCAGCACATGGCAGGGCTTCGTCTATGTGGCGTTTATCATTGATGTGTTTGCCGGATACATCGTGGGGTGGCGGGTCTCATCGTCTATGGAAACGACATTCGTGCTGGATGCGCTGGAGCAGGCGTTGTGGGCCCGTCGTCCGTCTGGCACCATCCATCACAGCGATAAAGGCTCTCAGTATGTGTCACTGGCCTATACGGAGCGACTAAAAGAAGCCGGATTACTGGCATCAACAGGGAGTACAGGCGACTCGTATGACAACGCGATGGCTGAGAGCATCAATGGTCTTTACAAAGCGGAGGTAATACACCGTAAGAGCTGGAAAAACCGTGCAGAAGTGGAACTGGCCACACTAACGTGGGTGGACTGGTATAACAATCGACGATTGCTGGGAAGGCTGGGCCATACTCCTCCGGCAGAAGCAGAAAAAGCTTATTATGCTTCCATCGGAAACGATGATCTGGCAGCCTGAGTTCACAGATAAAACACTCTCCAGGAAACCCGGGGCGGTTCAATTATCTGTTCTGACGACATCTTCCTGCTGAAACAGCGCCTGGCCGAACAGGAAGCGCTGATCCACGCCCTGCAGGAAAAGCTGAGCAACCGGGAGCGCGAAATAGACCATCTGCAGGCGCAGCTGGATAAACTC